TGGTAAAAATTTCCTAAGAATCTTGAGTCCTTGGGGTTTAGCTGCATTCGCTGTAATAGAAATAGTTGATTGGAGACTTAATGCTATAAAGAATCAACAAAAAGAAAATGATAGTCTTATGGCAGAGATGAATGCAGTAGATAGTGAAGCTAGTGCTGCAGACTTCATGTCCAATGCTGATATGAGTATGTTTAAACTTAAAGAACAGCGTTCTTTGATGTTTGCTAATCCAAATACAAAGCAAAAGAACAACGTTAAAATGTTATTGTCGACAGTGGCTAAAAATAAAGCGGCACAAGAGGTTTATATACAAGAATTAATGAAACAAGGTTGGGATGAAAAGACATTGAGGGCTATGGCAGCTTCAATAAATAATCCATCAAGTACTATGACAAGTAATGTAAACACAGAACACGCTGCATACAAGAAACAACAGAAGCTACTGGAAGAAAAAGCGAAGTCAGACATGATGGGAGGATTATCTCTTTGGACTAAAGACTATGCTCCAATGGATTTGATGGATGATAGTATACAATATGGAACTGGCAATGGCATCTATGGAAATCAGGGAGATCAGATCATGGGTGGGGCTATCACAACCGTCCAAAATTTTATTAATGAAACAGTATATATTACTGCGCCTAAAGAAAATAGACATCATTTAGCAAAAGGGCCTAGATAATAAAAAACCCCCGATTAAGGGGGTTCTCAGATTTAACTCTTAAGCTTCAGCTGCTAACTTAGCAAAATAACTCATAGTGTCATCATTGTCCGAATCCGCTCTTGCGATTGGATCTGCAGCAGTTGCAACAGGATCAGACATTGCAGGTGCATCATTAAATGGAGCATCATCTTCGACTGCTGCCATCTTTACTTCCTCACCTAACACACGTGTCAACTTAAGATTAAGTTCACTGTAAGATTTAAATGATGTTGGATCAGTAAACTCACTTAGTGCATACTGCTTGTTATAGATACCTTCTAACACAGAATCATCTGCATTCAAAGCTTCGGCAGTAGCAAACTCAGATCTGTCATAGTTCCTGTAACCAGCAACATTAGCGATCTTCATTTTAAAGTTAGCACCTTTCCACATATCAAATGGGTTAACTGGTGATTCATCTTGGAACTTAGGTTGCATGCTATCCATGATCTTTTCAAAGATCTTAGCACCGTATCCATATAAGAATACCTTACCTTCATTCTCAGGATTTGAAGGATCTGAAACAACATAGATGTTTGACACATAATGTAATCTACGCTTACGCTTACGTGCTAAATCTTTGTCAGCTTCAATACCTGTATTCCAAAGTTTAGAATTCATCTCCGACACAGGATCATCCTTCTGAATAGTGGTCAGTGATTTCTCAACATACCATTGTCCAGTTGGTCCTTGGAAGAAGTGGTCCCAGTACTTTGCCCAAGGTAAGTCATCACCTTCAACAGTCGGTAAGAAACGAATAACAGCATAACCGTTACCTGCTTTATCTACTGAGGGTTTCCACATGCGGTCGTCGCCATATGATTTCTTTTCTGTGGTGCTGCCAGCCGCACCTACTAGTGAACTCATGTCACTAGCTTTCGCTTTTAAGTCTGCAAAACTCATGGTCTATCTCCTTTAATGATTATTATAAATTTGTATCATTGTATATTATAACATACTTTTTGCAAAAGTACATACTTATTTAAAGATATCGACAATAATATTTTTAAACTTATTGTCATCAAACTTTAAGAAAGATTGATACTTTGATATCTTCTTAAACAAATCGGGCCACAAGATGGTCTCTGTGATCTGATTGTTTGCCTTATCAATAAACCCAGTCAAGCGGTTTATTATACACAATGTCTCAAGAGACACTGCTCCTTCAAGATGAAGCTGGATAATTCTTGGATATGTATCTTCTATCTCCAAGAGAGTATCAAACTTTACATCTGAAATTTCTTCTAACTCATTCCTAAATACATAAGACAAACTATCTATCTTCTTTAAGAATGCTGTATACGTATCCTCGTCACGTACCATATCACTACTATACTTATTACCTGCCACTTGATGTGCAGCAAAGTATAATGCAATGTCGTCCCGTGTCTTAAACCGTTTACCTATCTTTGTTAATTGAAACTTATCAGGTCTTCCCCAATAAGTCTTCTGAGTTACATTTGTTTTAAAATTATACTTAAAACAATCGTAAGTTCCATTGAAATGTAGGTTAACTGCGTTGTGAACTATAAATGCTTCATATCCTGTCATTCTCATATAGGCAACACATAGGTTGGGTTCCCCCCTTGTAATAAGTTAAGTTCTTTTGCTTCGAACTCAATATGCTCTATAATCTCCTTAGAGATAAGTTTCTTACTGTCCCTAATGTCGATCTCGTTGTCCTCACACACTGTTATAACCGCATCAATGTAAGGGCAGTCTTTATGTGTTCGCACATATGTTTCAATGAGATTGGAAAACGTTTTCTTATTAATGTCTTCAATCATTTCTGTATCCCATCTTTATCATACGCAGGAGATAGAGTCTTCCAATACATGGTCTTCTCTTCATTCTCACCATAGAAGTCTAATGACCATACACCTTCTCGTAGGTATGTCTCACAATGGTTCTTATAGATCCTTGCTGACTCATACTTGGCTTGAGCACCTCTCTCACCACGATGAATTGCTTGACGCAATGCAGATAGTTTCTCTTTAGTAGCTTTAATATATAGCTTCACATTCACCATGGATAGACCATGATCTTCATCTAATGCTAATACATTAGCTGCAATGTTCTTATAGGTTGTGGGCTTCTTCGCCGCTCTAGCCTTCGCTAAGTTAGCCGCAGCAGCTGCACGTTGCTCTTCACTCATCTTACGTCTTGCCATAATATATTCCTATTTTTTTAATTGATACATCTATTATAACATAGTATCCACCAAAGTACATACTAACCTTTATAAATTTTTTGTATGTGTGTTTCGAATGCTTCTACCTTGTCAACTCTATTCGGCCATTTAATATATTCCCTTTCAGGATTAGCCTTAAGATTATTGAGTAGAGGTGTAATAGCATTATATAATGTATCTAGTTTGTCTTGTGCAGACGTACTAGTTGCTGTTGCTGATGCTAGTTCCTTCGAGACATCTAAATCTGCCTCGTCAACCAGCGTAAAGCCGAAATCGAAATCTGTTGCCATGTTACCCTTCCGTTAAAAGTTTTATACCCTTGCACCAGTTTTCTGCTGCGTCTTCTACATAGCCTAATGCTTTATAAGGAAAATCCTCTCGCATAATTCTGTTACCATGTGGGTCTTTGTATGTGATTGAGAAGAATGAATGATCTCCATCCATTCCTGTTACTACTTGATATATCTTTGCTACACCACCATCTTGCTTATAGTGTTCGCTCATTAATTTTGTGTTGTTCATGATATCTCCAATAAAATAAGGTTGGGGACCCAGAAGATCCCCAGGAGTTACACCGAGTAATCAGTGTTTTTTAAAATGCTAAGCTAGCCTTAAGAGTAGCCACGCCATCAGCGCTTCCAGTCTTAGTCCAGTCTGCAGTCCATATACCACGTGTTAAGCTAAATGATTTAGCTGTAACACCAGCAGATGTTTTAGACATCGTAGCTTCAACTGTACCTAAACCAACTAGTGCTTTAGAAACAGAACCTTCGTTAGTCGAAGTGCCGTCTGCATTTGAATCATGATTAGCGCTAAGCGTTAATCCAGCAACAGTAGTTGCCATTGTTACGTCAATGTTATTACCAGCAGTTACTTTGTTATGTACAACTGTAGCAGTTACGCCAGCAGCAGTATATACACCAGTTGTCTCACGAGTTGTTGCTGTTACATCAGTTATAGAAACTGCGATACCACCAATTGTTCCACTTGCATCAATAGTAGTTGAACCACCAGAGATCTGATTAAGACCAACTGTAACTGCACCTGCTTTCATTGTAACACCTAGAACAGTTGAATCTGGATCGTCACCAGATGAGTCACCAATCTTAAAAGTTAGTGGACCTGTTGTAGTTTCAACATACATGTCATCTACCGCAAAGTCTTTATCAAGAACTACCGTT